CTGCAACTGCTTCTGCTGCAAGTTTAGCTGAATTTCAAGGAATATATAGAGGAGCTTCAACTTCTACACCAGGATCTCCAACTGATGGAGACTTATGGTTTGATACGAATACTGGTGTAGATCTAATGAAGGTCTACAATGCTACAACATCTACTTGGGAACAGCTTACCCCATCGTCAGCAAATCAAACACAGATAAACACATTAACACTTGGGAAAGATGGCACTACAAGTACAAGCGGTACAAATCTTAATATTGCTCAAGTTGATACTGTTGCAGATAATATTGCGAATGTAAACAAAGTAGGAGTTATAGATGCTGATGTAACAAAAGTTGCAAATATTGATAGTAATGTTACTGCGGTAGCTGGTGATGCTACTGATATCGGTAAGGTTGCTGCATTAGATACCGAAATTGGAAGATTAGGACATGCAGATTATGCTGATGGTGCTGATGCATATTTAAAGAAATTAGGAGCTGATGCATTTTCAAATGCTACTACTGGTCATATTAAGAAAGTTGCAGATGTTAGTACACATGTCGCAACATTAGGTCCAATATCAGCAGACATTACAAGCACTGCTGGTGTAACTACAGAAATGGACACCATAGTAAATAAGTATGATGGTGGAACATCTGGAAGTGGAACAACTAAAAACCTTGCATTAATTAACAGTGTACATGGAAAGATAACAGAAATAGGCAGACTAGGAACTGCGGATGCGGTTACAGACTTAGGAATATTAGGAACTAATGATGTTGTCAATGATATGAATATTTTGTCAGCAGGGAGTGTTCCAGCTAATATGGCAACTGTAGCTGGTATAAGTGGCAACGTAACAACTGTTGCAGGAATATCAGGAAATGTAACAACAGTAGCAGGAGATGCAGCTGATATAGCAACAGTAGCAGGAAGTATTGCAGATGTTAACAGATATGCAAATGAATATAAGATTGCTGCTTCAGCACCAGGATCACCAAGTGAAGGTGATATGTGGATGGATACAACTACAAGTACATTTAAGGTGCATAATGGTACATCTTTTGTTACTGTAACAGAAGGTCAGAGTGCAGAAGAAGTTAATGCAACGAGTATTTCTATGGCAATTGCGCTTGGGTAAAACAACATAAAGGATTAATATGGCAAACACATTTATAAGAAAAACATCAAAAGGAGTAGGAACTTCTTATTTTCAGGTAGGTGCAAATAGTGCAGGAGCTTCGCAAACTGGTGCATATACTGTTACAGGATCAGGCACAGTAGCGACAGTTATTGGCTTATCAGTATCAAATGTAACATCGAGTTCAGTAGATATAGATGTTGCATTATCTGCGACAATGGCAAATACTACGAATGATGTGTCAATCTGTAAGACAGTACCGCTTCCTGCGGGATCGACAATCGTGCTTGTGGGAGGGGACCAAAAGTTGGTACTTATACAGAATGACCTTGTTAAAGTTAAAAGTAGTACTGCATCATCACTTGATGTTGTAATGTCTATGTTGGAGATTACCTAATGTCTTATATTGGAACTAACGCACAGGATCCTAATTATTTTGCCAATGAACCTACTTCTATTGAATTAGAAGGTGGAACATATAATACGGATCGACTGTATCGCTCCTCTACAGCAACAGTTACAGGAGATATTACACTTACAAATAACCTTGTATTAGCACGGATTACAGACAAAGGAAACAATGTAACTCTTACTTCTGATGGTACTACTCGAACTATAACAGGATCAGGAAAGATCGAATCAGGTAATATTGTTACTACTTTACCTTCTGTATTCGATGGAATGACAGGGGAGATTGGGAGTGCTGTTACAGGTAGTCCTGCACTTAATTTAAGTAATGCTACTTTCCCTACACAGAGAAAAATGGGTACGTTCTCAAGAGCATTAGATGGTGTAGACGGAACTCAACAAATTACAGGCATTGGATTTCAGCCAGTTTTTGTTGAATTTACCATAGTTGTTGATAATTATTCTTCAATTGGTTTTGGTTGGACTGATTTTACAAATCAAAATGTTATTGTCAAAAGACCTTCAGCTGGTAATGATTGGAGAGCACATATGGAAGCAGGATATTCACTTTATGCAGTAGGTGATAGTAGTGCAAACAATGGGCAAAGAGGTTCAATTACTGCTTCAGATAGTGATTCATTCACAATAACATGGGAGGAATTGGGTGATGCTAGTGCGGGACAAACCTGTAACTGTGTTTATGTAGCTTATAGATATTGAGATAAAACTATGCCAGACCTAATTATAAAACCAAAAAATCAAAGCGGAAATAAGTTAATCCTTCAGGATCAGGCAGGAGGAGCAGTACTTACAACTGCAGATTCTGGTGCTACTATTGCAAACTGTACGTTTCCAGCAGGGCATTGTGTACAGTTTGTAACTTATAGTTATAATTCAGCATCTTCAGATACAATTAATAGTGGCACAGGAGAAAGAGCAAATATTAGTGGTGATGAGTCGATGTTCCAAAAACAAATAACAATTACTTCAGGTAATAAGGTTTTTGTTAATATGATGGCAGGTGTATCAGGATCAAGTCAATCAGATGATGAATGGGGTGCTTGGCTTGGTATATATGCAAAGGAAGGTGGATCATACAGAAATGTATATGGAAATAGTTGGGGGCAGTATATTAATTATTCACATAGTGCATCTTATAATTGGGATGTTCATATCCATAATAATATTTCATACTTGGATACTCCAACAGTAACTAACCCCATTTATGGTGCAGAAATATGGAGATATAAATCTAATATAAGATTACGTTCTTCAGCTACAGAATACCCCTTTGTAATAAATCTAATGGAGATTCAACAATGACACTTGACCAGACAGATAAAAATGCAAAGGCTTTATTGGATAAACACCCTACTTGTGAGTTTGTAGTTGGTGATACTTATGAATCATTAAGATGGAAGTCTGAAGATATTACTAAACCTACTGAAGAAGAATTTAATGAGATTGTTTCTACATGGGAGAAGACCTTTTCTGACAATCAATACCAACGAGACAGAAAAAGAGAATACCCCTCTATACAAGAATGTGTCCATGCAATATTGGATGATGACCTCGATGCTCTACAAGCCAAACGTGCAGAGATTAAAACTAAATACCCGAAAGGATAACTTATGGCAGATTTTATAATAAAACCAGCGTCAGGAGATACACTCAAACTTCAGGATGAAGGTGGAGATGATGCAATATCAATCAGCACTACTGGCAATACAACCCTGTCAGGAACAGCAAATAATATTGGTACTGTAACGGCAGGATCACTTGCATTTCAATCTATGGTTGTTTGGCGAATGGTCAATTCTGAAACCAAAGGTGATCAAAATCCTTTAGGTGCTGGGGGGTCAGATTGGGAATTATCAGATGATATAGAAAGTGAATTTTATCTTGGATCATCCACACAAATTACAGAATCAAGTGGAGTATTTTCTTTTGGCTCGACAGGATATTGGAATATAAGGGGAGGTTTTGACTCCAGTAACAGTACTGATACTGTCCAAAATATGACAGTAAAATATATGGTTAGTAATGATGGTGCGAGTGGGACTTTTACCTCAGTAGCTCAAGCAGCTTATGCAGAAAGTAGTATTAGTACAGGATATAATGATACAATTTACTGTGAATGTTTATTAAAAGTAACTAATACAACTAATGATAAGTTTAAAGTATATCAAGCAGCTGATCCAGATACATTTTTACTAGGAAATGGAAGTTTTAATAGGACTTATGTGGTGTTTCAAAAATTAGCTAATATTTAAACTAAGAGATAATTATGGCAATAATAAATAAACGAAAAGCAATAATTTGGAAATACCCTGACTTAGAGCATGGGGAGGATAAAGATTATTATGAGGTTAATAGAAATGATGACACAGGAAAATCTGAATGGTCTTGGAATACCTCAAAATATCCTGAACCAAGTGAAAAAGAATTACAGGAATGGACTGATGCTCAAGTACATTTAGCACCAAGAAGAATATCATATCCTAGTATTGGCGATCAGCTAGATGACCTCTACCATAAGGGCACATTCTCTACTGAGATGGCAGCTAAGATTAAGAAAGTTAAAGACGATAATCCCAAAGGATAACTCATGTACATAGGAAACGACTTATCAAGAGGAAGATCAACATTATATTATTTTGATGCTTCTGGAGGTGAGACTGCAATAACTTCTGCTACAAGACCAGCAGTAAACATCTCATATACAGTAGGTTGGGTTGCAGTATATTTAAATGGAGTAAGGCTTCATGATACTGACTTTATTGCAAACACAGGCAATTCAATAACAGGATTAACTGCATTAACAGCAGGAGACGTTGTTATTGTTGAAGCTGCAAAGACCTTCTCTGTAAGCGATTCTGTATCAGCATCTAATGGTGGAACCTTTAATGGAACTATAGAAATGGCAACAAACGCAAAAGTGGCACAAAAAGGAGCATTTATGCAAAGTAGCACACATCAAGCATTGGTTTTAGGAGGATAGGCTTATGGCAATACCAAGTGGATCAGGAACAGAGGTTCTTAAACGTACCACTATAGATGGTAATCACAATACAGTAACCGCACTTAGGTGGGATGGTACTATGGCATCAGTTGGAACTGCTACATATACTATACCAGCACATCATATTATAACAGTTATAAGTATAATATTTATAGAACGAGATGGTGAAAATGATCATACATTTTCCTTATATGCACATAATGGTTCTAGTGACATCTACCTTTTAAATTCTCAAGGTATTAATGCTCATGAAACATTTGTATGGAATGATAAAATTGTTTTAACTGCTGGGGATAAATTACTATTTAAGATGCTTTCATCTAATGGAACTATGGATGTATATTGTTCATACATAGATCAAGATTGGTCATAGGAGAAATTTATGTCAGGAATAATTGGAGGAGCAGGATCAAAGTCAGGGATTATCGGTGAGACTGAACTGGATTATGAAAAAGGGACTTGGACACCAGTTTTTAAAGGTAATGCTACTGGTTCTGTTATTGCTCACACTATAAGTCATGCCACATACGTTAAAATCGGAAAGTTTGTTACCTGTCAATTTTTTGTTGTCCGTGCTGATGCCAGTGGGGGGTCTGATAATGTTACATGGACAGGAGTGCCATTTGCTTCAGAAGGCACAGGCTATCATGCTAGTGTTGGGACTGCTTGGTGTGGTGCAACAGAAGAAGCATTAGTTGTACAAGATAATTATGGAAATAATATTTATAACTTTGTTGAAGCTGGTGGTGCTTATATAACTTTTACTCAACATGCAAACACGAATAATATAGGTGCAACATTTACAGTTATAATCGAATAATATTTTAAAATTATGGCAAATAGATTAGATAAAATAGAAGTTGTTGGAGAGTTTAATCACCTTCAAATAAGAGAGATTAAAGAAGATGGTACTTATCATAGGAGGTTCATAAATTGTAATGAACCACTTGGAGATGATGAACATCAAGAAGTAAAAGATAAGGCAGACGAAGTATGGACTGATGAAATAAAAGCATCACATACTGAAAAATTAAATGAGCAACTGAAAAGATTTAATTCGGAGTAACACATGACAAAAGCTAGAGATATTGCCAGCATGTTAACGTCAACTCAGACGTTATCTAACAAAACTTTTGTTACTCCAGCACTTGGTATTCCTGCAAGTGGTACTCTGACAAATGCTACGTTTCCAGCAGGGATGGTCAGACAAGTTAGGACTAATGCTCTTTCTGCATTAGCAAGTGGGTCTTCAGCTACACTTTGGGGAGGAGGTTTACAGTTGGCGAATGCAATTTTAGCTACAAGTGATGTTCTCGTTATGGTAAGTGGAGTAATTGTAGACAGGAGTGGGAATGATAATAATAGAGTTGCAATGTATTTTACAGGAGGTGGACTAGGATCAACAACATCTGGGGTAAAATTATTTGATTATTATTTTTCCTATCATGGCTTGGTTAATAGGAGAGTGCCTTTTGCAGGACAGACACTAGATACTGCTCCTGGTTCAACTACACCTGAATATCAAATGTATATTGATAGAGGATCGTCTTATAATAGTCAAATTGATGCGGGTGATAGTGTCCCCAATCTCACTTTAATGGAAATTATTTCATCGTAGAGGAATTATGTCATTAACAGAAAATGGGCATGACTTAATGCACTATTTAAGGTGTGCAAGAAACATAAAATTACAGAAATGTGATTGGACACAATCTCCTGACTCTCCTTTAACTGTTTCCAAGAAGGCAGAATGGGGAACATACAGACAAGCATTACGAGATATGATGACAACTGCATCCCCAGAAGAAGATTTAAATGAAGGTGATTGTTTGAAAAAATCTTCTATAACATGGCCTAGTAAACCAGATGAATAAATATCCGAAACCATGATGAATGAACGAAAGAGAAGAATCACACAATATACAATTAGAGTCTGCACCAGATGACCATGACAAAACTCTATTCGGTGGTGCAGGAAGTGCATTGGAGAATAGGAAACTACTTAATTTCTGGGCGAGATTTCTTATATCGCTTGCCAATGCAGTTACGTTTCTTATTTTGCTCTATTTATTATTTTATGCAGAAGTTCAAGAAGCGAGTCGTGATTTGGTTAATATCCTTGTGGGAACGTATGTCGCAATCCTCGTTAAAATCACAGATTACTGGTTCAAGGATAAGCGAGACGCAGAACACGATGAACACATGAATGGTAAGGCTTAGTTTAATACTGTTCCTGGTAACTTCATGCGGATCCGTACCAGTTAATACAGGATACCATGAAGATAAGAAACCATACAGAGGTACAAATTCATATAAGAAAGATTATATTAAACCATATTGGCAATGTGTTCAATTTA